GTTGTTGGGTACGATATGAATGAAGATACCTTTTTAATGAGGAATTCTTGGGGGGAAGATTGGGGAATGGGAGGATATTTTAAAATTCCTGCTGATTATTTGTGCAATTCACAATTAGCTTCGGATTTTTGGACGATATCTTTAATAAAATAATTTTGAATTACTGTTTTTAAACGATAAGAGTGCTTTTAAATGGAAAAAATTAAGTTTGGTGATATGAAAAAACAGAAAAAAAATACAGCTCATGAAATTATTATACATAATAATATTTTTGTTAATAGACCTAGTGTCGATGGGTAAAAAGGCCAAACTTTATACCGAAGATTCTACCCTAAATGCTTTCGTAAATACTTGGGTTGGTAGACCTTACAAATAAGGCGGTATTAAGGAAACAGGAATAGATTGTTCTGGATTTTCTCAAAGGTTATATTGTGATGTTTATAATATAGGAATTCCGAGATCTTGCACTCAACAATACAAATTCACGAAAAGAGTTAAAAAGAAAGATTTGATGGTGGGGGACATAGTATTTTTTAGAAGTCCAAGATCACCTAGTAAATGGCACTGCGGAATATATTTGGGAAATAATAAATTCGTTAATGCATCAAGTAGAAAACGCTGGGTTGTGGTTAGTGATCTTTCACAATCATTTTATAAAACTCATTACAGGGGAGTGATTGTTAGTAATATTTATAGATACAATGATACAACTCAAAAAATTATTAACGGAAGAATTAGAGAAAGAGGAGTCGTTTACGGAGTTTTCCGAAAAGAGGCTCAAGGGAGCAACGAAGATAGCTCAGGACGCAAAGAAGAAAGGAGGGCCGTCAATGCTGACTTACCAGCATTTTTCAGTGAAACTTCCTTACTACAAAAAAGCGACAGCGGGAAAAATGGATCCGGAAATTTCAAAATTGGAGTACAAGAAATTGATACAACAATTGTACAAAGCAGGAGAAAATTTGAAATTGACTCAGTCGGAATTTCAAAAACTATTAGGAAAAATAGAGTGCATTGGAGAATTAATAATAAAAAGTAAAAAATAAACAGTCATGAAAAAATTAACATTATTTTTAGCGATGATGTTATTCATCAATCTTGTATTTTCTCAAAGAAATCATGCATTTTACGGAAATCATTCAAGGTACACAACAATTCAACCGCGCAGAGACTCTTATAGGGGTCAAGAATTTAGGGAAGTAGATCATAGAAATTATGCTTATCAAAATTACAGGGGTAGAATTTTTTATTGTAGATCTGGATTGTTTTATGATTTTAATTACAATTTGATATATCCACCGTTTGGTTATTCTATAAGTTATTTACCTTGCGGTTGTTGGGCATTTAGGTGGGAAAATTTGAATTATTACTATTACGAAGGCATTTATTATACGGAAGATCAAAATGGACAATACGCAGTCATTGAACCACAGATCGGTGCAATGGTACCGAAACTTCCAAAAAATTGCATAAAAGTAGTAATTAATAACGTTATGTACTACGAATCTTATGGAGAAGTTTATTATAAAAAAGTAAAATTCAATCGCAAAAAAATGTATTTGGTTGTGGATAAAAAGCTTTTATAAAAATTCTTTATTGAAAACCAACATGTTGCCCAATTGGGAACCAATCAGTTAAGCTTAATAGATTGGTTTTCATTGGGCATTTTTTTAAAATAAATTTTTTTAATTCAAAATAACTTCGTATATTTACCTTATATCATTAAAATAATGATTGAATACAAAGTTATCATATTTATAGACAATGAAACACGTAGTATCTCATATAATTAATTGGCAATCGGAGCAAAGAAATCCGCTATTGGTGGGTTATTGCTTTAGTAACGCGATTAATCCGGATACCAAAACAATACCGAACAAAAGTCCAGGACTAAATGATATAGATTTGGGATAAAAGTAACCCAAAAAATCATAAAAGCCCTGGTTCAAAAAATCAGGGCTTTTTTAATTTCCTGGTAACGTAGCTGAGATGGATTAGCGTAAGTCTGAAAAACTTAAGAGAGAAGTTCGATACTTCTCGTTACCACAAAATATGATATGTCAAATTTGTAATAAAGAACTAAAGAATAAAAAAGCTTTGACAAGTCATAATTGGAGAAGTCATACAAAAGAAGGATTAGAACATATAAAAAAGATAAATAAACCTTATAAAGAAGGAAGAAAAGCGTGGAATTTAGGTCTTACAAAAGAAACTAATAGCATAATTAAAAAAAGCGCAGAATTATATTCAAATAAGGTAAAATTAGGAGAGTTAATACCTTATTGGAAAAATAAAAAACATAGTATAGAATCTAAAATCAAAATAGGAAAAAAACTCTCTAAGAATAATAAAGGTGGCCGATGTAAGTGGTTTGAAGTTTGTAATAATTTTGGAATTAAATTTAAAGCGCAAGGTAGTTGGGAAAAAGATTTTTCCACGTATTTAAATTTAATAGATGATAATTGGATAAAAATTGGCGTTGGGCATAAAAAACATTCATTTAAGTGGAAAGATCATAATGGAAAAATTCATTATTACACTCCAGATTTTTGGAGTACAAAATTACAAAAATATTTTGAAGTAAAAGGTCATTGGTGGGGAAATGATAGATTGAAAATGAAATTAGTTTTAGAGCAAAATAATATTGATTTAGAAATTGTTGATAGAGATATTTTTAATCAATACATGAAAAAAACAAAAATATGAAACGAAAACGTTAGTTGCTGCACCGAATAAGCGTGAGTGCGGCATTTAAAAAATAATGCGCTCATGGCTCAATTGGTAGAGCAACTGGCTTTTAACCAGTGGGGAGACGTAAGTCAGTTGAAGGTTCGAATCCTTCTGGGCGCACAATGAAAGTATTGAATGTTGGGTTCTTTGAAATAGGGAAATTTAGAAACACGGGTGTGGTGCAACGGTTAGTGTTCGGCCTTGTCAAGGCTGAGATGCCAGTTCGAATCTGGCTAGTCGCTCTAAAAAAGTTTAAACTGTCCCATGGTATAATGGCTAATTACACTAGGATTTGGCCCTAGTAATCTCTGTTCGATTCGGAGTGGGACAACTAAAAAATAAATGTTATGATTGAGTTAAGATTTTACAAGGAAGCATCGGGTTGTTGGTACGCAGATTTACCGGATTACATAGAGGCAGGAGGAACAAAGGAAGCGTGTCAGATGGTGGCCGGAGCGGACTATTGGTTGGACGTTTTGAGTTATGGTGAATCAGAAATAACGTTGGTACTTGACACCGAAGAATTTGAAGGTTCCGAGTACATAACACTGGAAAGAGAGGACGATTTCGGGGATGAGTTTGGAGCTTATTACAGGATAGGCAATTACAAAGGAATAGATTACTCCAACTTGACCATGTGGCTGTGCCCAGTGACTCTGTTTATGTTTGGGGAGTACCCGGAGAGGATATATTATAAATGATTTTTGGAGGGTCCTAAAGGAGTAGTTAGCCGTCTTGAAAACGGTGAAGGGGTAAAACTTGTGAGGGTTCGAGTCCGTCACCCTCCGCAAAATCTCTGGGTGACTAAAAGATGTACCTTACTTTTAACCGCCGAACATGGGACCGGTAGGAGTAGCACACAGGAGATTTTTTAAACGGTGTTCGAAGCATTAAGGTGATGCACGGGTTTGTGGAGCCCGGGAAGACGGTTCGATACCGTCCCTACACCCGCCGTCAATTGGAAGATTGCATGAAAGGTAAATGGCCAGTTTGCTAAACTGAGGCTGGGGTAAAACTCAAAGAGGATCGTTACCTCTATCTTCCGCAAAAGATGAAGTACTATTGCGATGAACGTAGACATTTAGTGTGCGAACCTTACAGCGTTGAAAATTTGTACAAAATGGCGAACGATTTGGGAATAAAAAAGTGTTGGTTTCACAAGCACCATTACGATGTACCCAAGAGAAGGATTGAGGAGATTAAATATAAGTGTGCGTTGGTAAGTTCGAAAAGGATAGTTGAAATTATTAAAAATGAATTTTTGGATAAGAATTATAAAACTGAATATCCTATTGGAATATACTCATTAGATTTTGCTTGGGTTGATTTAAAAAAAGCTATTGAAATTGACGGAGATCAACACAAAAGATTTTATGAGTATAAAGAAAGAGATAATAAAAAAGACGCATTATGTATAAAGCATGTATGGAAAATTTTAAGAATAAGATGGAGAGATTTGTATAATAACACAAAAGAGAAGATTAATGAAGCAAAAAAATTTATAGATCATTGAATTAATATTATATAATGATTTATATTTAAAGTGGATTTCGAAATTCTCCCTTCCCTCCAATTTGGTAGTGATGCTCAAGCGGTCAGGCGTGTGACTGTAAATCACATAATCTGTATGGATTGTTGGTTCGACTCCAACCGCTACTACTGAAAAAATGTATTGTAAAAATTAAAATAGATTCTTTACATTTATGCTACCGGGGACTAAATGGGAATAGGTCACCTCACTTTCAATGAGGACATCGTGCCGGTTCGATCCCGGTCGGTAGTACTGTTTAATTAAAATTTCGAGGGTGTAGTGTAATGGCGCGCACGTCGTCCTGTCACGACGAAAGTCGAAGTTCGAACCTCCCACTCTCGGCAAACTCGGGGAGTAATTGACCCCGGGCTGGAAAGTTCGAAATTTCTGGCTTCATGGTTGTGGTGTAAGGTGCATACCCGCAATGCGGCGGGAGGAATCGGGCTCAATTCCCGGTAGATCAGCAAAGGGATTGGAAAAGCGAAACTGGACTGCAGAAACAGGAATAACTTTCATGTCCCACTACTAAATTGAGCTCCTGCAGAAAGCTCTAAAAAGTAGTCGATTTTGTTAGCTCAGTGGTTAGAGCACCGGCATAAGGAGCCGGAGACGGGAGTTCGAATCTCTCACAGAATTCTAAAATTTAAAAGTTATGGATACGGAATTAACGGGCGAAGAGGTAATTTCTACAGTTTTACAAATGAAGAGCGGTTTGGATAGTGAAGTATCGGACATAGATTCGGCGATGGACAAAATATGTTCGAGGCTTCAATACGTACAAGAAAGTGGATTGGACGTTGAAGTGATAGTTTTTGCTTTGTTGGCCATGAAAAATGATCCCACACTTTCTGTTGAGGAAGCTTTCGAACACGGATGCAGGGAGTGGGACGTTTAAAAAATGTGGGAATATTCGACAGTTTGGCACGGTTTTTTCACTATGTATAGTTCATCTTAAAAATTAAATAAAATGGACATCAAAAAACACTGAAAAAATCTTGTAATCTCTGTACTATTTTTTCTAGCTCTTGCAAGTTGGGGGAGTTGCTCTCTACAACAATAACAAGCACGCAGAGATCACTAAAAGGCAGGACGAACTATATTCAAAAATTTCTGTCGAAAAGGATTACGTTGATAAAGAATTTAGCGCTGCCCTTGTGAGATTGGATTCACTGTTAACTGAAAATAGTGTGTTGCAGTCAAAGTTGGTCAGTAAAAATTCCCAAGTTAACAGTTTGAGAAGGGAAATAAGGAAGTTGATAACGAAACAGAATTTGACCGAAGCGGAAAAAAAGAAAGCCGAAGAGTTGATCAAGCAATTAGAGGAAAAAATAAATTCTTTGCTTGCACAAAACGAAGAGATCGCAAAGGCGAATTCAGAACTAAGAGGGAAAGTTGATACATTACAAAAACAGGGAGACGACCTAGTAAAACAGGTACAATCAGTAAAGGACACCAACGAAGTATTAAAATCGATGGTTGACGTTGGTTCAACATTGTTCGCTCGTTCGATTAACGTAACCGCCCTTAAAGTAAAAAACAACGGAGAAGTAAAGAGGGTCAAATCGGCTAAAAGAACAGACGAACTTGAAATATCGTTCGACGTTGAAAATAGATTGATGAACAACGATACAGCAGAAGTTTATGTAGTTGTAAAGGACGCTACTGGAAGCATTGTACTTTCTACTGACGGCGGAAGCGGTAAAATTTCCCTTAGGGACAGAGAAGAAATGGAATATTCCAAGAGCGTAAAAATTGTTGTAAATGGATATCAATCCGTAAAAACTTTTATAAAACAACCGAAATTTTTCGAAAAAGTAATTTACGCAATAGATATATATAATAACGGTTTTAAAATAGTAAGCACCAAAAAAGAATTGGTTAGTTTTATATCTATACAAAAAATTTACACTACCCGCCATGCATAACCAGCGCATGACGTGGATGGCGGCACAGAGATGATTACTTAAAGGGTGGGTAGTTAAATTTGCTGGAGTGGCGCAATGGTTAGCGCAAGATGCTTATACCATCGAGGTTGAAGGTTCGAGTCCTTCCTCCAGTACAACAAAAGGTTATTCATGCAATAGGTAAACAGGGAAGTTTTTGAGGGTTGGTCAATGCCAGTTGAAATGTTTGACATGCTGGCCAACAAAGTGGCAAAAAAACCGGGTTCCACTTTGTTAGAATTAGGTTCGGGAGCGGCCACACTTGAGTTAAGAAAAATATTTTCTTACGTAGTATCCATAGAAGACAACGAAGAGTATTACGAAAAGTTAAAACCCTTTGATGAACCCGGAAAAATAGTCTTTCACACCCCTCTCTTGTACGGTTGGTACGATAGAAGAAGAGTGGAAAATTATTTAACTTACAATCACTACGATGCGTGCGTAGTCGACGGTCCGGTGGGTCCCAATAGACCGAACATAAAAAACAATTTGGATCTGTTGCCCAGAAACGTACCGATTCTGTTCGACGACACAAATAGAGAATCAGATAAAGCAACTGCGCTGTACGTGGCGTACGCTTTTAACATGGATTGGACGGAGCACCAAGCGGGGAACAAGAGTTTCATCGCATTGACTCCTAAAATATAAAATTTTTGAATAATTACATAGCTGGCGGGAGGTAAGGTATCTGGTTGGTCTCATAAGCCAAATAAACCTCGTTCGATTCGAGGACGCAGCAACGATTAAGTTTGATTATTATATCAAATACTGAAGAAGCATTTAAAACTATTACACCGTACGTTCCGGCGAACAAGAGTTCCTCATAAGGACCCTCAGGCAAGATCGACACTTGTGTACGGTACGAAATTATTTTGCCTGAATAGTTTAACTGGAAAAACGCATGCCTTGTAAGCATAAGTTTCCGGTTCGGTTCCGGGTTTGGGCTCAAAACATTTTGCGGTGGTCGTATAATGGCTATTACTCCATCCTTCCAAGTTGGAGATGAAGGTTCGATTCCTTTCCGCCGCTCTTACGGTTCCGTCGTTTAATGGATTAGGACATTTGCCTTCTAAGCAAAGTATAGCAGTTCGACCCTGCTCGGAATCACAAACGGTTCAATAGTTAAATTGGACATAACTGCTTCCTCCTAAGGAGCAATTCTGGGTTCGAGTCCCGGTTGGACTACTAAAAATTGACAGGTGTCGAAATTGGCAGACGAGCCCCCTTGTCTCGGGGGTGTGGAGCATCTGACAAAAACGGGATAATGGGTTGACCACAAAGCGCGCAATGTTCCGATTCTAAAGACCACGTAGAGGTTCAAGTCCTTTCCTGTCAGCGCAGGGTTTCTCGATTAGTGTAGGCATTGTAAATCGATGACAGCAGGAAAGACTGCGTTATTGCCCTGGTAGGAGAATTGGCATATCCACCTGATTTAGGCTCAGGGATTTGAGAGTTCGAGTCTCTCCCGGGGTACACTTGCCCGCTTGGCGAAATTGGTAAACGCATTACGTTCAAACCGTAATTTTTGTCGGTTCGACTCCGACAGCGGGTACACAACGCCCGTGTGGTGAAAATGGTAGACGCGCTTGGTTTAAACCCAAGTTTTTTTGCAGGTTCGACTCCTGTCACGGGTACTGGGATTGAACATAATTATTAATAAACAATAAAGGCCATGGAAAAAGTATTTAGCACGCTCGTGGGTAAAAAGCAAGTAGAGTTGGTAAGTTACGTTAGGGACTACATGCAAAAAAATCCTGAAGTTGAAATACTGATAGGGTGCGATTCGCAAAATCACAAGAGAGAGACGATTTACGCTACTGTTGTGGGTCTTTACAAACCCCACAAGGGCGCCCATGTTCTTTATTCTAGGTTTAAGACCATTCGGGAAAAGGACAACACAATAAGGTTGTTGAACGAAGTGTGGTTTTCCGTGGAAGTAGCCGAAGCTTTAAAAGCTGAAGTGGGAATAGTAGCCAGGTGGATAGACATTGACCTGAACCCAGATCCAAAGTACAAGTCCAACCAAGCGCTTGCTAGCGCGATCGGGATTGTTACTGGAATGGGTTACAACGTTAGATACAAGAGAAATTCTCCTGTCATGACGTACGCAGCAGACTCGTTGGTAAAATTTTAATTTTTCTGGATTGTTTAGATATACATCGGCCTCCAATTTTTGGGGGCCTTTTTTTGTTCCCTTAGAGGGTCATGATATTTATTAAAAATATATATTTTCATGTCTTCTCAATTTAATTTAACAAATCCCAATTACGGTTTGAGCGGTGTTCTCATTTCCAACGGTGGATACGCTGTCAATCACCAACCGTCAGAAAAATCTTCGGATAACTTCGGTAGACAAAAGGTCACAATTCACCAAAACGTGTACGAAGCTGACTTTGAATACGGTCCTCAACCTCTACGTTGGGAAAGTCTTACGTACGGATCTGCTTCAGTACAACAAGTTTCAAGTTTGGGCGGTGTTGTAATGAGCGTAGGTACAGGATCTAATGATATTGCAATTCGCCAATCCAGGCCGTATCACAGGTACCAACCTGGAAAAACCATGTATATGTCCGCCAATGCAAATTTCGGAGGTCCTGTTGCTGGAAATTATACTAGAGTCGGATTCTTCGATGATTCCAACGGCGTGTTTTTCGAACAGGGATTGACATCTTCTTTGAATCCATCCGGAATGTACGTTTGTGTTCGTTCCGATGCAGGTATTACTGGAAGTTTGCCCGTGACCGTAAAAACACCACTAAATTCATGGAACGGGGATTTGACTACGGCACAAAGTTTGAATTGGAGTAATGTTCAAATGCTTTGGATTGAGTACGCGTGGTACGGAGCAGGTACTGTAAGATTCGGGGTTACTTTAAACAGCGAACAATACGTATTTCACACAATTAATACAGCAAACGTTGCAAACGGTCCTTGGTCAAGAACCGGAAATCTACCAGTTAGATACGAAGTTAGAAATAGCGGTTCACTGGGACAAACGATATCTTCTCCAACCACTTTCATTCACTACGGCGTTTCGGTTATAGTCGAGGGCGGAAGGGACGCTCAGAGGGGATTCACTTACTCTTACGGTATTAATCCCTCGCAGCCTAGGAGAAACGTTCCCGCGAATTCTTACAGATTTCCAGTGCTATCGTTGCAAAATCGCACCATGGGCACACAAGAATTTACAGGATCAGTACTATCAGCAACCACTTCCAGCATAACCATAGCTTCGGCTTCTTGGTCGGTGAATCAGTGGTTGGGAAAATCTGTGTATTTCCCAACAGGATCGCAAGTGGCGAGAATAATTAGCAACACTTCGAGCTCTATAAATTTTGTGGACCAAGTTACGGGATTGCCCATGACCCAGTCCGCGCAAACTTCTGGGTCTCAATTCACTATAGGACTCATCAATAGGGGTCAAATACTTCCCATATCGTTGGTTTTGTCCTCTGACAACTTAGCAACGGTGGAATTAATATCTTCAGTTCCAGGTAATCCAATCATTCTTACCGGATCAAATTTTATTCCAATGAACCAACTGGGTTCGAACTATTCATTCGCGACTAGAGACATATCAGCAACATCGTTGACTTCAGGAAGCGGTGAAATTGTGTACGCTTTTGTTGCTCCCTCCGGCGGCTCGGGTTTGCAAACTTTCGATCTGAGCAATTTATTTCCTTTGTACAATACTATCAGGGGTAATTTACCTGATATATTAACGGTGGCTGTATCCACTAGCGGTAGCGCTGCAAATGTGGGGGTTCACTTAATAGGCCAAGAAGCGATGTCTTAATTTTTGTTTAATTACATACATCTTAATCTAAGGGGCGTGAGCCCCTTTTTTTATGACTTAAATTTTATTTTTCATTTTGACGTTTTTATTATTTACATTAATGAAATAAATAAATTAAAAAATGCAACCCCAAAAACAGTTAAACATCACAATTGACAAAACAACTCCAGTAAAGTGCGAGTGCGGTAATCAAACATTCACTGAAGCCCTCATGTTGAGAAAAGTGAGTAGGTTCATAACAGGCCAACCCGAGGACGGAATGACTCCCATTCCCGTATTTTTGTGTTCTTCGTGCGGAAATCTTAACAAAGAACTTTTACCTCCCCAATTATTGGAACAGTTAACAAAAGAGAAAGACGGTGAATAACAGTACAGTTGAAATTCTTGAAACTTACATCGATGTTAACAGCGAAAGAATCGTTAAAAAAACTGATTCCGTTGTGGACAGCGTAATAGACCAGTTCATAGAGAGATCCGTGGCGGGAAAATTAAAGTACGGAACTACCATGGATCGCAATGATCTTTCACTGTCTGAATGGATAGAGCACGCAATACAGGAACACTTGGATTCTATTCTTTACTTGAAGAAGATAAAAAATATAGTGGAGGGTAAAAAATAAGCAATGCCAAAAAGGGAATCAACCATAAATTACGCTTATCAAAAATCCGTATCGTACAGTCAGTACTCAATGTACAAACAGTGCAAATTTAGGTGGTACTTGAACTATGTCAAGAAACAAAAAGTTTTTAAGCCATCGATTCACATGATATTTGGTACGAGTTTTCACGAAACCATACAGGAGTATTTAAGGTTGATGTACGAAGAATCCGTTAAAAAGTCAGAAGAATTTGATTACGAAAATTTTTTAAAGGAGAGGATGATCGCCAATTACAAAGAGGATTTGGAAAAAAACTCAGGTGTTCACTACGTTCAAAAAGAAGACTTCAATGCCTTCATTCAGGACGGATTGAATATAATGGATTGGATAAAAAAGCACAGGAAAAAGTACTTTTCTACAAAAAATGTAAAACTGATTGGAATAGAAATTCCAATGGAGCAGTACGTGATCAAAGAAATACCCAACGTCATAGTACAGGGTTACATAGACATCATATTTTACGATAAAATTTTAAAAAAGTACCTGATCATTGACTTTAAAACTTCTACGGGAGGATGGAAAGAATCCGATAAGCGGGACGATATAAAACTCAATCAAGTTTTACTGTACAAGCACTTTTATTCTAGGGCGTTAAAAATTTCTCCAGACGAAGTGGACGTTATGTTCATGGTAGTCAAGAGGAGACCTTTTATAAGCGATGATTTTCCCACCCATTGGGCCCAAGAAATTAAACCCGCGCAGGGAAAGATAAAATTAAAAAAAGCAGTGGAAGATTTTGAAGCTTTCGTAAAGGATTGTTTTACTGAGGACGCAAAATACATTGACAAAGAGTATGAAAAAAGTACTGAAAATTGTAAGTACTGCGAATTTGCAAATAGGCCAGATCTGTGTTCAAGGAAGTAGATTTTTTGTATATCCAAATATATTTACGCATTTCTGTAGATATTTATTGGAAAACAGAACAATGATACCAAAAACAAAAAAAGCGACAACGTCCCTGAAGATACCAGAGACTCTTTACGAAGATTTCAAAGTTACATGCATAAAGTCTAAGATGAACTTGCAAGAGGTGGTGGAAAGAACCCTGTACCTCTACATGACAGACGGAGAGTTCAGAAAAAGAATTTACAACCAAATTAACGTTTATTACACAGGATCAGAAAATCCAGGGCTAGTTAAATAATGTTTAATTTCGTAGTATATCAAATAGAAATTGCAGGAAAGTACCAAATAGGATCTATATGAGTAGGTATCATTTTTAAAATTGCAAAACTAAAAATTTAATAAATAAATATTAAAATGTCAGAAACAAATAAAAATGAATTAATATGTCGTCACATTAGGAGAGAAGACAGGAAAAAAATCCTGCTCCTGTGTGACGACATTTGAGGAATCAGAATGACATCTGGGATATCCACGATGGCAAGGGAAATTGTGGTGAACACTTCCCATGTTTTTAATTGGGTGAATTTGGGTGGCGCCATTAATCACCCAGACCAGGGAAAGAGGTTGGACATTTGCGAGGACACAAACAAGATAATGGGAATCACGGACGCTTCCGTGTTTGTATACCCCATCAGCGGTTACGGTACTCAAGAACTGGTAAGGAGCATCATAAAGCAGGAAAATCCCGACGCCATTATGATGTTCACCGATCCAAGGTATTGGACTTGGTTGTTTCAAATGGAAAATGAGATAAGACGAGAAATTCCAATGATCTATTTGAACATTTGGGATGACCTCCCCGCGCCAATGTATAACAAATCTTTTTACGAGTCTTGCGATGCTTTATTTGCCATTTCCAAACAAACAAAGGTAATTAACGAAATGGTGTTGGGAGACAAAGCAAAAGATAAAGTGATTAAATATGTACCTCACGGTATCAACGAAAAGCACTTCTTTCCGGTTAACGAATTCATGGCGGACGAGCACAATAAAATGCTCGAAATGAAAAGAAGATTGTTTAAGGACAGAGAGTTTGAATTCGTCCTATTCTATAACGCAAGAAACATAAGAAGAAAGTGCGTTTCGGATTTGATAGCTGCATGGTCTAAATTTTGCGATATCATAGGAAAAGAAAAAGCAAACAAGTGTGTACTTCTCATGCACACACAACCCATGGACGAAAACGGTACTGACCTTCCCGCGGTTATAAATCTTCTTTGCTCCGAGGATCACAAGAACGTTATCATAAATTCAGACGTTTTGCCAGTAGACCAGATGAATTTGATGTACAACATTTGCGACGCTGTTGCTCTTGTGTCTTCCAACGAAGGTTGGGGATTGAGTCTCACTGAAGGAATGATGTGCGGAAAACCCATAATAGCTACCGTAACCGGCGGCATGCAGGATCAAATGAGATTCGAAGACGAGTCCGGCAAATGGTTTTCGCCGTCAAAGGAAATTCCTTCCAATCATTTCCGCAGGTACAAAAAGTGTGGGGATTGGGCGTTTCCAGTATTTCCTAGCAATATGAGTTTGGTTGGATCCATACCCACGCCCTACATTTGGGACGATAGGGCGGATTTCAGGGACATAGCAGATCAGATAGTGTCCCTGTGGGAGATCAAAATAAAAGATCCAGTTAAATTCGAAGAATTGGGAAAATCCGCTAGGGAGTGGGTGTCCTCTGACGAATCCATGATGAGTGCTAGATGGATGGCAAAGAACATCATTGACGGAATAAACGAAACTTTTGAAAAGTGGAAACCAAGGGATAAATTTGAATTCGTTCAGATAGAAGAATTAAAGCCCAAGAGCATACCCCATCCATTAACTTATTAAAAAAATATATGAAACAATATGCGGTAATTAGTGCGCCAATAGATTGTTACAGTGGGTACTCTTCTCACAGTAGGGATTTTGTAAAAGCAATTTGGGAATTAAAGAAAGACGATTGGGAAATAGAAATTTTACCCCAGAGGTGGGGAGCTACCCCATGGGGTTACATAGAAGATAACATTGAGGAGTGGGGTTGGTTAATACCCCTAATGAACACAACCGGTCAATTGAAAAGGCAACCGGATCTTTGGTGTCAAATAACTGTGCCCAACGAATTCCAACCGATAGGAAAGCATAACATTGGGGTCACAGCGGGAATAGAAACCACTCTATGCCACCCAAGCTGGTTGGACGGTATCAATAGAATGAACTTAACTTTAGTGTCCTCTCAACACGCAAAAAACGTGTTCGAACAGTCTGCTTTTCAAGAAAAAGATCCCCAAGGTCGAGTAACAAGGGAAGTGAAAGTTTCAAAACCCATAGAAGTGCTTTTTGAGGGTGTCGATTTAAACAAATATTTCTTTGTAGAGGACAAAGACATTCCAGAAACTGATTTGGTGTCGAAGCTGGACAGCATAAAGGAAAGTTTTAATTATCTAGTTGTGGGTCATTGGTTACCGGGTGATATGGGAGAGGACAGAAAGAACGTGGGTTTGACAATAAAATTGTTTTTGGAAACATTCAAAAACAAAAGAAACAAACCCGGATTGATTTTAAAAATATCAGGGGGCGGAGCAAGCATCATGGACAGGGATTCCATTTTGGAAAAGATCGACATGATAAGAAAGAGTGTAAATTCAAAGGACCTTCCAAACATGTACCTCATTCACGGGGAGTTGGACGACGAGGACATGAATTACCTCTATAATCATGAGAAAGTGAAAGCAATGATCAGCTTAACAAAGGGGGAGGGTTTTGGGCGCCCATTATTGGAATTTAGCCTTTCTAAAAAACCCATAATAGCTTCCGCTTATTCTGGACACCTTGACTTTCTGTCTGCTGATTTCAATTGCATGGTTGGAGGGCAAATAAGACAGATCCACCCATCAGCGGTAGTGGAGAACATGTTAATTCCAGAATCTGGTTGGTTCGCTCCCGACATAAAACAAGTAGAATATTTCTTAAGGGACGTTTTTGAAAAGTACCCAAAGTATCAAGAAAAGGCAAAACAACAGGCGCACAGGTTAAAAACTCTATTCTCGCTTGAAGAGATGAAGAAGGCACTTGTTCCTCACTTGGAAAAAATTCCTAAGCAAATGGAACTGAAGCTTCCTCAATTGAAAAAAATACAAATTCCAAAACAAGAAAAAGTGCAATCATGATTGAGAGCAATTTAACCACGTGCCCGTTGTGCAAACAAGAAGAGTGCTGCAACGTGGAACCGATAAACGAATTTCATTTTAAATACTCTTGCATGGCGTGCGGATTTGAGACCAACGATATTATGCGAGTGGGAGAATTTGATTTTGAACAGTACGAGGACGACGATTCTTTCCCCCTCTTGTACAAGGATTTGAAGAAAACGGACGAGCTCGATAGATTTTGGTACCCAATGACCATCAACGTTCAAGGAAAGGGAACAGTGTATGCTTTTGGAAAGGGAGTCGAAGATTGGAGGTGGAGGGCAACAAAGAGCGTTCCTCTCACCAAACAAGAAAAAAGACATCCTAAGTACAAAGGCCAAACTCACAAATCGGATCCGAATTCTACAAAGGATTTCGATAAAGATTTTTTTGGGGCCGTTGATTACATTCAACTTTTTGATATATGAAAAATTCAATATCTTACGCAATAACAGCGTGCGATGAACACGAAGAATTGCAAAGACTTTTAAGGAACTTAACCAATTACGCTGTAGACGACGAAGACGAAATAGTGGTTCAAGTCGACGAAGAGAAAGTGACTGATAAAGTTTTGGAGACAGTAAAAAAATGGGAGTCTAACGCATCGTTAGATTCTTATTCGTTTAGGTGGATAAAATTTCCCCTAAAAAAGAACTTCGCTGACTTCAAAAATAATTTGATGGATGAGTGCAAAAAGGATTACATTTTCTTCATAGATGCTGACGAGTACCCATCTAATGCGCTTATGACCCATTTAAAGGAGTTATTGGCCAGTAACCCAGTGTTTGAGTGCTTACACGTTCCCAGAGTCAACACGGTCTCAGGAATAACCAAGGAACACATTTCAAAGTGGAGGTGGCAGGTAGATTCTAAGGGTCGTATAAACTATCCTGATTACCAAACTAGGGTTGTTAAGAAAAAGAGCGACATTAGATGGGAAGGAAAGGTTCATGAAAGATTAAAAGGTTGTATGATTTACACCTATCTACCTGCAGATGACGAAGGAAATTGGTCTTTATTTCATCCTAAAGACATAAAGAGGCAGGAAAAGCAAAACGCACTATACGATACAATATGATAAAGGAATTGGTGATAGCGGCTCATGACAATTATTTGGATTGGTTGGAAGAAATAAATTCTGATGTTAAAATTACAGTGTACAGAAAGGGAGACGAAGAACCTCAAAGGGACGACGAAATTAAAATAGAGCCCAACGTAGGAAGGTGCGTTCACACGTTTTTTAATCACCTTTACGAAAGGTACAACAGTTTGTCCGACATCACTTTTTTTGCTCAGGACTATCCTTTCGATCATTGGGAAGACATAATTGAAGTTGTTAACGGTGATCTTTCAAAGATAAAGTGCCAATTACGAATCGGAGGGTACTACGGATTTCACTTTAATACAATAACTGTTCCTTCTGCTAGGGGAGGCGTAATGTGGAAATTGAATAAATCAAAACATTTCGTAGGCGGTAATGTCCTTGCGTGCAAGAGCAACGGATACCCACAGGATACAATTCACAACATAAAAGTTGATGAATATTGGGAAAAATTATTTGTAGGTTTTAAACCAGAGGAGTACGAATTCATCCCAGGCGGACACTTTGGAATCACAAGAGATCACGCTAAATTGAGACCTAGGGAATTTTATAAAAAGATCTGCGATCTTTTATTAGAGGACGAAAGTGCACCGTGGATGATCGAAAGATTGGAGTGTTACATATTCAACCCAACATACAAATGATAAAATTAGAAAACATACAAGAGTTGGTAGGCAACCACGTAGCTCCTTACATTTATAATGCAAAGAACTTTACGCCCGGTATTACTCCAATTTATTACAGTGGTCCTTATTGGGACAACAAAGAAACCGAGGCCGCAATCGAAAGTTTCTTGAACGGTAAGTGGATTACCACAGGAGAAAAAGTATACAAGTTCGAGAACAGATTCAGCAAGAGATTCAACGTTAAGCACTCTCACATGGTAAACTCCGGTAGTTCTGCTAACTTAATATTGATCGCAGCTTTAAAGAGAAGATTCAATTGGGCAGACGATGATGAAATCATTATATCTCCGGTAGGATTCGCTACAACAGTATCGGTATTGTATCAACACAGATTGAAACCTGTATTCGTAGACATCGAGTGGGATACACTTAACTTTGACTTGGATCAAGTAGAAGCAAAGATCACAGACAAGACGAGAGGTATCTTCGTATCTCCTGTGTTGGGTAACCCACCTAATATGGACAGATTGATTGCGTTAGCAGAGAAGTACGATTTAAAATTGATCGGCGATAACTGCGATAGTTTGGGATCAAAATGGGACGACAAATATTTGAGCGAGTACTACATCGCCTTTTCTAATTCGTTCTACCCAGCGCATCACATATCGACTGGAGAAGGCGGTATGGTATGCTCTAACGACGACGAGTTGAAGAAGCTGTTCGTTAGTCTCAGCTGGTGGGGCAGAGATTGTTACTGTATTGGATCTGCTAACTTATTGCCTTGCGGTACTTGCGGTAACAGATTCGACAAATGGTTAGAGAACTACGACGGTGTCATCGATCACAAGTATGTGTTCAGCGAAATGGGATACAACCTAAAACCGTTGGATCTACAGGGCGCAATCGGATTGGAGCAGTTAGAGAAGCTCGATACAATGGAGCAAAAGAGACGCGATGCTAAAACAAGACTGGAAAAGATCTTCACTGATAACATCCCTAATCTAAGAACGCCAAGTAAGTTGGACAAAGCCGATCCTTGTTGGTTCGGTACTCCGTTTATATGCGATGAACCAGGGTTGAAGCACAGATTGGTCGCTTTCTTGGAAGAGAACAAGATACAGACCAGAAACTATTTTGCTGGAAATATCTTAATGCACCCAGGATATTCATTCTTGGACGACTATAAGAATTATCCGGAAGCTAACAAAGTATTAGACAAAGTATTCTTCATTGGCGCAGCACCTCACTACACAAACGAAGTGTTCGAGTACATCGAAGAAGTTGTAAAAAAGTTTAAATAATGATTGAAGTATTCGGAGGAACCGGGTTCGTAGGGTCCGAGTTCTGTAAAAGATATAAAGACGAGTGTAATGTGGTACCGAGGGAAATCTTATCAGTACCACAGAACTCTGCTATACTGTACCTAATTAGTACCGTAGACAACTACAACGTGTTAACGGATCCTTACGTGGACATCAACACCAACTTGATTCACCTGATGAGAGTATTGGACGCAAACAAGGACAACAACGTTACGTTTCATTTCGTTAGTTCTTGGTTCGTTTACGGCGAAGTAGAGTTGCCTGCAAGAGAGATTTCTTGTTGCAAGCCAAAAGGATTCTACTCGATCACCAAACTGGCAGCAGAGCAACTGATCGAGTCCTATTGCAAAACGTTCAAGATCAAGTACACCATAACAAGACTTGGTAACGTAATCGGCAAAGGAGACGGCAAAGTATCGAAGAAGAAGAACGCTCTACAGTATTTGATCGACGAGATGAAGAACGACAGGGACATTAATCTTTATCACGGAGGAAAATTTTATAGGGATTTCGTACGTATGCAAGATGTTATTGACGGTCTTAGATTTATAATAGATAAAGGAGAAAGCGGAGAAATATATAATTTAGGCTCTACTGCAAAACCAATATTGTTTAAAACAATCATAAGCCATATACATCAAAAATTAAATTCAAAGAGTAAGATAGGCACGATGAAACCCACAGAATTTCATGACATAGTGCAAGTTAAAGACATGTATTTAGAATGCAGTAAATTAACGAGTTTAGGATGGAAGCCTTCCAAAACAGTTTTAGAATCAATAGATGAATTATTATGATAAGTTATAAAAAAATAGGACATTTTGGTCGGTAGATTAATATTTATATAAAAAGATAATGACAAACAATCCTGGAATATATAAGATAACTAGTCCTAAAAATAAAATATATATTGGGCAGAGTAGAAATGTTAGAAAACATGTAAACACACACAATCATATTGCTAAATTTATTAAACGTAATAGTAAATTATATGCGTCTATGGTAAAATACGGAAAAGAAAATCATGCATTTGAATTAGTACATGAGCTTCCTAAAGATGTAAGCCTTGAGATTATTAATCAATATGAAAAATTATATTATGATTTATATAAAGATTGTGGATGTGAAATGTTAAATTTGCAAGATCCTGGAAATTTTCATACTATGACAGAAGAAACTAAACAAAAAATAAGAGAGAAAAATACTGGGAGATTACACACAGATGAAACTAAAGCAAAACTTAAATTATACACAGGATCAGCTAACAATAGATTCGGAATAAAACATTCAGAAGAAACTCTAGAAAAGATGAGGAAGATTAAAATGGGAGATAATAATCCTATTCGTAGGAATCCGGAAGCTAAATCTAAAATATCTAAAACCATACTAGGATCTAAATGGATGTATAAAGATGAAATTCAATCACAAATAAAATCTAATGATGTAGAATCATATATTAAAAATGGTTGGAAATTAGGCCGATTAAAATTTAAAACAAAATGATTTCATTCAAGTACATAGGAAAGCATGGCCGACTCGGAAATCAAATGTTTCAGTTCGCTGCAACAGTTGGTATCGCTAGAAAAATAAACAAAGGCTTCGTATTTCCAAAAGAGAACACAGAAATACCAAGCGTAGAAGACTTTAAAGATGGAGTTACGAGAGAAGTGTATTTTGATTTACCAAAATATTTTCCTAATGTAACAATGACCTTGGCTCCATTAGATCAGATAGAAACAAATCACGTAGCGCAAGAACCAGGATTTCATTTCTTTCCAGAATTCTTTGCTATACCGGATCAGACCAATTTGATGGGATACTTTCAAACTGAAAAGTACTTCGAACACTGCTCTGATTTAATATTGGGATTTTTTCAATTCGATAGAGAAATAAAGAAAAAAGCAGAGAACGCATTACCAAAAATACCAGGAAACCCTGAGCTGGTATCGGTTCACGTTAGAGTGGGAGATTACAAAGCACTACAACAGTTTCATCCGGTAATGGACGCAGATTATTATTTCAGCGCAATGATGGAATTCAGCGACAAAGATCATAACACAGACAAGTACTTTGTAATATTCTCTGACGATATAGAATACGCTAAGAATCTTTTCGGAGAATCAGAAGGTATAATTTATATGGAGAATAACGAACCTGAGGTAGACATGTGTGCTATGAGTATGTGTCATCACAATATTATAGCAAATAGTTCTTTCAGTTGGTGGGCAGCGTGGCTAAACAACAATCCTAACAAGAGGGTAATAGCCCCAAAGAAATGGTTCGGACACGCTTACGAAGGAATACACGATACTAAAGATTTATACCCAGAAACATGGACGATAGTTTAATCAAACGACCTTTTTTTAGCGTTGCGATCCCAACTTGGGAAATAGCAGGGAAGGGGGCTGAGTACTTGGATCATTCTTTTAACATTTTGGCGCAACAAACGTTTAAGGACTTTGAAATTGTGGTTTCTGACCACAGCTTTGACAATTCCATAAGGGACGTTTGCTTTAGGTGGAAAGATTTTTTGGACGTTGGATACTTTAAAAATTCAAGGGGGAGAGGCAAAATTGCCCCAAATTTGAATAGTGCGATTAAAAATTGCGGCGGTAAATACATAAAAATACTATTTCAGGACGATTTTCTTTATGACATAAATTCTTTGGAAATCATACATGAAAGTATTCTTAAAAACCCCGATAATCGCTGGTTCGTTACTGCATGCGTACACACAAGGGATTGCGTAACGGTGTACGATAAAATGGTACCGAGGTATCACGATAGAATACACGAAGGAATTAATACGATAAGCTGTCCAACCGTACTAACAATCAAGAATGAAAACCCAATGCTATTCGATGAGTCCCTGAATTGGCTGGTCGACGTAGAATATTACAAGCGATTGTACGATAATTACGGGCTTCCTATAGTGATAGACAGCGTCTGTGCTGTTAATAGAGATTCTGAGGTGAGAACAACTACAATGATAACTGAACAAGCAAAGGAGAGGGAGGTTGAAAGAATGAAAAAAAGCACAAAAATAAAATTGGAGGACGTTACGATAATAGGAGTGGCAGGTACAAAAGCCGTTGAAACTTTAAAGGCTATAAAATACAGTTGCAAAGGACTGGATTTTGCGGAAGCGAAGTTAATAACGCCAGAAGATTTGCAAGACGATTATGTTCAAATAATCAAGTGCGAACCATTAAATTATGAGCAGTACAATCACTTCATTGTGTACAGACTTCACGAGTACGTACAAACCAAACACTGTTTACTTGTACAGAACGATGGCTACGTAGTTAACCCGGGAATGTGGGATCCTGAATTTTTGGATTACGATTACATTGGGGCCCCATGGCACTTACCCAAAGACGATTTTTCTTTTAGGGACCCAGAGGGAAACATTTGCAGGGTGGGAAACGGAGGTTTCTCTTTGAGAAGCAAAAAATTATTGGAGCTGGCCACAAAAATTGATCTTGAGTGGAAGCCCTACTTTGGGTACTATCACGAGGACGGTTTTTTCTGTTGTCACAATAGAAAAGAGTACGAATCAAACGGATGTAAATTCGCTCCTGTAGAACTGGCAGCGAGGTTCAGTCACGAAACTCAGGTGCCAGAAACAGCAGGAATAGTGCCATTTGGTTTTCACGGTAGAAATCATCCGTATTATAATCCAACACAAAAAAACATGAAATGACAATAGAAGAACTTTTTAAAACACCCAGGATGGGACACGCCCCTCTGGAACCGCACAACAGCGTTGAGGGACTTTATCAACTGATAGACAGAAATTTTAAACCCTATTACAGAATGGTGGAAATCGGATCATTTCAAGGGGTTTCCACAATGTTATTTGCGATGTTCGTTGATACAGTGTACAGCGTAGATTGTTACGATTACGTTGTGCCGCAAACGGGAAGGATTCCCACCCACGATCAATTGTTTGTAGATGCAGAGAAACTTTTCTTGGAAAGAACTAAGGACATTAAAAATATTATTAAAATAAGGAAGAGCAGCGTAGAAGCTTCCAAGGATTTTAAGGACTTTTCTCTTGATGCAGCGTACATAGACGCAGAGCACGATCCCACCAGTGTGAGGTCGGACATCAATGCATGGAAAAATAAGGTCAGACCCGGTGGTACACTGTGCGGCCACGATTTTTACCTTCCTCACATATACACAATATTGTACGAAGAAAATTTGGTGAACGATTTGACAATATACCCGGACAGTTCTTGGTCAGTAACAATAAAATGAATAAAAAATGAAAGTATTAATAACTGGGGTCGCTGGACTGTTGGGTTCTAGACTCGCTGATTGGTTGGTAGAAAATAGACCAGAAATACAGATCGTAGGAATCGATGACCTTTCAGGGGGTTATATCGATAATGTGAACAAGAAAGTGCTATTCAGGAAAATAAATTTGTCGGATTCGGAATTGGATCCGGTATTTTTTGGAGTGGATTACGTTTTTCACTTTGCGGCTTACGCAGCAGAGGGTTTAAGCCCATTCATAAGAACGTACAACTACAATAACAATTTAGTGGCCACAGCAAAGGTGGTGAATAACTGCATAAAGTACGGTATTAAAAGATTAGTGTTTACATCTTCATTAGCGGTGTACGGCCACGGAGTCGGAAAGAGGTTTGACGAATCTCAAGTTCCCTCGCCCATCGACCCTTACGGTGTTGCAAAGTACGCGTGCGAAATGGACATACAAATAGCGGGAGAGCAACACGGGCTGGATTGGTGCATAATTCGGCCACACAATGTGTACGGAAAGAAACAAAACATTTGGGACAAGTACAGAAATGTACTTGGGATATGGATGCACCAACACTTAAACGGGCAACCACTTACTATATTCGGGGACGGTACCCAAACAAGGGCTTTCAGTTGCATAGACGACATAGTCGAACCACTTTGGAGGGCGGCCACAGAACCCAAAGCATCAAAACAAATAATAAATTTGGGTGGAATACGAGAATGTAGCATTAACGAAGCTGCGCACATTCTCAAAACTAGTGTAATAGGGGAGGAAGCGGAAATAGTTTACAAAGAGCAGAGGCACGAAGTCAAACATTCCATCCCGTCTTTTGCAAAATCAATAGACATTCTTGGATTTGAACACAAAACTGAACTGTATCCTGGTCTAAAGGACATGTGGGAATGGGCAAAATTGCAGCCGAATAGAAAACAGTTCGTTTGGCCAGAGTACGAAATAGAAAAAGGACTTTATTCTTTTTGGAAAAAATGATAATATGATAACCACTGAATTTTTTATGGGCCAGGGTTTCGGCAACCAATTAGCAGTGTACGTTACGACCCGAGCCACAGCCATGAGAAACGGTTACGATTTTGGTTTTACTGGACTGGAAAATTTTGGAGACAGAAGGTACAATAATAGAGGTGTGTACTTCATGGACGTTGACCTTGGAATTCCTGTAACGGGAATAACAGACACTTATGAAGAGAAAACAACTAGAATAAAGTTCAATCACTCACAACACGATTCTATTCACGGTTGTGATGTAAGATTATTGGACAGAAAATTGATGAACGTTTCCGATAACACAAAAATATTGGGAATTATGCAGGGAGAGGATTACTTTTGGGACTACAGGGAGCAAGTAAAGGATTGGTTAAAAGTGAAAGATGAGCACGATTGTAGGGATTTTGAAGATTATGACATCTGTGTATTGAACATCAGGGATTACGAGGGCGATAAAACTTTGTTTCTTCCAAGGGAATACTGGGTAAACGCAATATATAAAATGTTGAACATCAACCCGAACATGCAATTCTTGGTCATAACTGAAAATCCTGAAATGGCGAAGAGATTGCTTCCTGAATTATCGGAAAATGTGTATCACTTTGACATAGCAAAGGACTATTCGATAATTAAAAATGCAAAGTGGTTGGTGTTGTCAAATTCTAGTTTTGCCTACTTTCCAGCGTTTTGCGGTAATGCTAATTTAATCATCGCTCCAAAGTATTGGGCCCGCCATAACGTTAGCGATGGCTATTGGAGTTGCGGTTATAATATGTCTAGAAAGTTTACGTACATGGATCGATCTGGGAATTTACAAACGTACGATGAGTGCTTAAGAGAATTTGAACTTTACAAACAAAGAACTAACATTTATGGCTAAGATTTACGACGTATTCACATTTTACAACGAATTGGATCTTCTTGAGCTTAGGCTAGAAATGCTGAACGAATTCGTTGATAAATTTGTTTTAGTCGAGTGCGTGGAAACTTTTTCTGGAAAGAAAAAACCTCTGTATTTTGAGGAGAACAAGCGCATGTTTGACAAGTACTCTCACAAAATAATTCATCACATTACTTACGATCCTCCACAATCCTACGATGATTTGCGCAATAGGATCAAAGATCATGGAACAGATCCTCTAACAAAGCAAATTTGTTTACAAGCGCTAACCACATCGAACGTCCCCCCAGGTGAACTTCACTGGTTGAAGGAGTTCTACCAAAAAGAGAACATAAGAAGGGCTTTAGTGGGTTTGGAAGACGATGATTTGTGTTTCATCGGTGACATAGACGAATACTGGAACCCAGAAATTGATTACACTGTTTACGAGGACAGAGTATATAAATTAAAACAATTAGTGTATTCAGCATTCATGAACGTTAGATCAAACGAACCCTGGGCAGGGCCGCTCTTAACAAACTATAAGAACATAAAAAATGCTTGTTTAAATCACTTAAGAACTCCTTCGAAAACTGAATACACTTACGTTGAAAATGCCGGTTGGCACCTAACGTTCATGGGTGGCCCAGAAAGAATAAAATTAAAACTTGAAGCATACGGTCACCAGGAGTACAATAACGATTCAGTAAAGGGCATGGTTGAAAATAGACTCGTAGCAGGGCAGGACGTTTTGGGCAGGAACGAATTCAATTTTTGGATAGACGAATCCGAATTACCGAAATACATTTTAGACAACAAACAGAAATACAGTAAATTTTTTAAATAATGGCAATTACGTTTTGCATACCCTCAAAAAATAATCTGAGGTACTTGAAACCCTGCATCAAATCAATACAGGACAATTCGTATTTTAAGGACAACGAAATATTGGTGTACGTAGATCAAGATAATGATGGAACGATAGAGTGGTTAAATTCAGAGGGAATTAGGCACATTGACAACTGGATGAGTTTTCCACAGGGCATCGGTCACGCGTACGATACAATGTTTAAAGAAGCAAAGTACGATTACATAATAGCGTTTCACGCGGACATGATACTTGGCCCCCACGCGGATAGGCACATGATGATGTTAAAGAACGATAACAACGTTGTTTGCGCAACAAGGATCGAACCCCCTCTTCATCCACCTGGCCAAGAAAAAATAGTTATGGATTTTGGAATATGGCCGGAAGATTTAAAACTAGAAGAATTTAATAAGTTTGTACTGAACAACGGATCAGATAAAATAACGAATAGTATATTTGCTCCTTGGTTGATAAAAAAGGAACAACACTTGTGTCATGACCCAATATTTCTTTCGGTTTTTGAGGATGCCGATCTTTTTAGAAGAATGAAGTTGTGCGGTTACGAACTAATTCAATCGTGGTCTGCGATGGTGTATCACTTGACCTGTAGGGGAGGACAATTCGCAGACGCAAGGGTGTTGGAAGATTTCAATCATAAGGATCCGCAATGGATGACTAATAATATGATCTCCATGTATGAATACATCAGAAAGTGGGGTTCTTTCATAAAACACTCCGAAACGCTAGATCCAATACCAAACATTAAATACAATTTGGGGATAGAGGTTAAAAGGTGCGAAGAGCATCGCATACTCAATTTAATTGAACCTTACTTTGATCACATTAAAATTGATGTTGATCCTGAAGAGTATTGCAAGCAGATGCAGCAGTACACATCTTTTGATTTAAAAGATAAATTCGTTCAGAAACTGGATGACGACATTGTGCTCATTGCGAATTACAAGGACATAATAAATCCCGATAACTTTTTCCAACCGCTACTTGGAAAATTACAGGACATTATTCACGAGGAAGTGGAGGGCCCAGGAACTTACGAACTTTACCCGTTCTGGCTAAATGTTAAATCAAAAAAATCAAAACAACCAAAATTAAGATTATGTTAACTCAAGAGGACATTACGGTAATAATACCGTCTTACAATAATTTAAGGCATTTAAAGAATGTTTACGCTTCTTTATTGAGGCATGCCCCGATCTTTGCTTCCTCTGGATCCATTTTTATTTTATGAAATTAACTAAGATATATGTTAAACAAAGTCCACTAGGATTATTCTATTTAGGAAAAACTACTCTCAATAATCATGATAGTTATTTAGGATCCGGCAAATATTGGAAGCTACATATAAAAAAACATAATTTATGTCCTAAAGATATCAAGACATGGATATTACATGAAACAGAGGATAGAGATGATCTAATTAAAATAGGACTATATTATTCTAAAATATTTAACGTAGTTGATAGCGAAAATTGGGCAAATTTAAAAGAAGAAACAGGTGATGGAGGAATTACGGTAAAAGACCAATGGAAAGGAGAGAAAAATCATTTTTTTAATAAGGGATATAAACAATTAGGAGAAAAAAATCCTATGTATAAAAAAGGATACTTAATTTCAAGAGAAAAACATCCACTATATGGTAAAAAAAATCCAAAGTGGGGAGAAATTGCTAAAAGAAAAAGAAAACCCATAGATCAATTTGATTTATATGGTAATTTTATAAAAACATGGGAAGGTATGAGAGAAGCAGCAAGACATTTATGTATAAAGCATTCAACGATATCTGCTATATGTAGAAATAAAAAAGAATCAATAAACGGATATACTTTTAAATACAATAAATAAAAAATATGAATCAAAAAAATATTACTTTGGTAATACCTGGTTATAACAATTTAAGGCACTTAAAAAACTGTTATGCTTCTATAAAAAAACACGCTTCTGATATTAAATTAGTATTATTGGATGACGG